TTGCAATTTTTCTATAGTGTGCTTAACCTCATTACCTTTTCCATAGACCTTAGAGCGCACCAAGCGAGAAGTCGCACCGCCATAATAAGCAGTATTAATAAAGTCGCGCTTTTTAGTGTCGTTTTTTCTTTGGCCATTACTGACAGAAGATAGAAAACGAATAGCAGGCGTTATCATATTGGCAGAGGGTAAAGAAGCGGAGTAAGTAGCATCTAGCTGCCTAACATCGGTTTTCCATAAATCAAGACATTCAGAAACGAACCAAGGATAAACCGACTCAAGAATGGCGAACATCTCAGCAGCGCCATTAAAGATACTCTCACCGCCATAAACATTATGACCCTGAAGAAGCTTTGCAGGGCTTGCTTTTAATTCCATGTAAGGCGGAGTTAATCGACAAGTATCATAAAATTTTATAGCAAGCGAAGAAAAGGAAGAGGGCAAAGACTCATAAGGGTGATATAACTCGCCATGTGTGACGACCCTAGTAACAGGGTCACGAGATATATGACGAGTAGAAGAAGCTAGGCCATAATCAGCAACATCACCTTTAATAGTCCAAAGATCACCACGTTTATCATAAAACTCAGGACGCATAGGAACGCGAAGAACTAACATATCTAGCATTGGCCACTCCTTACACGCTTGGCACGGCCAGCCTGATAAGCAGTAAGCATAAGAAGCAAGCAAACGACAAATAAATTAAAGAGCGTATAAAAAAGAAAGGCTACACCCTCATTAGTAAGCAAAACGTGCATATTTAAAAAAGGTTGATAATTCATAACTAACCCCCAACGCATTGACAAGAATATAAAACAGGCAAATCAATTTGGGCTAATTCGCAAAATTCACAAAAAGGAACATCAGGGTCAACATGAATTTCGGTAAAAAAGATGCCCTCGACCACCGCAGAAGCGGTTTCAGAGGGACGAGGGCAAAGGGAGGTTTTTAAAATATCTTTTAATCGTTCGTTGTTTTCTAAGACATAATTTAAGTCAATAGAGGGCAAAGAAAGGTTTTTATGATAAACATCTGACGCAGCCAAAGACTTTATAAGACTACAAATATCAGTATGACTTAAAGTTAAAGTATATAATTGATCTGACATAATAACACCTCTGAATGTGCAAATAGTAGATTTGAATGTAAACTTGTCAACAGTCAAGGTTACAAACATAACTTATCACGATAAAAACAATATAGCAACGTATTTTTAATTATATTATTAGAGGGCTAAAAATGACACGATCAATAAGACTAAACGAGATAGAAAGGAAGTTAATTAAAAAGAAATCAAGAGAAATAAATAAAAAGCTGGTTATGTCAGGCAGAGAACCGATGAAAGAAAGCGAAATACTACACGAAATATTAGAAAAAACAATAGAAAGGGCAGAGTTAAACGGTCAAGGAAATATTGAAATAAGCCTAAATTTAGGCCAAGAGTCCACAACTAAATAACGTGGACGAAAAGAAAAGATAATCTACTGACAGTTAATAACTGACCTAATGCCTAACGCTTGCCCCCAGCAAAAAGACGCTGGGCGCGCTAACGGCTGTTAATTGAGGGGTCTCTATCGTTGATTATCGAAAAGAAGTTAACTGGAGAAAAAGAAGTTTAACTTGATGCAGGATTGGGCGCAGTAGATGCCAGTGCAGGAGGTGCAGAGCTTTTAACTTTTGGGAGCATACCTTTTTTTGATAAGTAGGCCTTGCAATCAGTATCAGAGATATGAGAGAGCAAAGCACCGTTACTATTATACAAAGAACACTCACCGTACATCTGCATACCAGAGACAGGAACAAGGTTTATATCTTCGATATAGCCACCGCTTAAAGGGTCATAAATACCAGATGGCACAGCATCAGCATCAGCATCAGGAAGCGGAGCAGGGGCAACAGTAGGCGGAACAGCTTTATCCTGAGCTTTTGGAGCATCAAAAGGATTTTTAGTCATATCAGCAGTTGGAACATCAAAAGCAGGGTCTTTACCCATCATGCCATTAACCAAAGTAGAGTCTTTTGAACCACTAGCAGCCCACACAAACATAGCTATAGCAAAGAAAATAACGAAAGCAAAACCTATCAACGCCTTAAACGGTATGCGCTTTTGATGCGTGTTGATGGTTGTCGATTTATAGAGCTTAAAAAGCCTATCTGGTGGGCTAAAATTGAATTTACGCTCTGCACTCATTTTAATAGATACAGCATTGGGATTTTGACGGTATGATCCGTATTGATAAACCTTTGACACCCAGCCCCACGGAACAGTAATATGCCAATGCAGCCCAATCAAATCCTTAATCTGAACATGAAGCAAGTTAGCCGACTGAGTGATTAAATAAAAATCAAAACCTCTATGGCGGTGAATAGTCAAATCTTGAATGATAGGCTCATCTTTATTCTTTGATTGCTTATAAGGCTCGACAAGCTGAACCTCGTCAATAACGATGATTGACCCATCAGGAGCCTTGCGCCAGTCAATATATTCTCTATCATCAAGCAAATCATATAGCGAGCGCACAAAGTCGATTTTCAAGGCGTTAATATTGGCGTATATCGTCCGCACTGGTAGCAGATACTTAAAACCAGTGATATTATCAGTTTCGACAATACGATTAATAATACTATTATAAATAGTAGCAACTTTATAATAGTCATCTGGGCGCAAGTCGTCATACTCGACAGATAACATATCAAAGTAATCATCTGGCAATATGGTTATTTCTTGCTTAAGCAAATGACCAGAGCCAACATCTTCATAGTAATAGGTCATCTGATTTTGCAAATCATAATCTTTGATGATTTTTTGGTTATGCTGATAGTAAGCAATATTTTTAACCAGATTGACTTTGTTCTCCGACTCTGTTTTGTCTAATTTTGAGACGACAAAAACCGTTTTCTTTGCGCCTGGTACGCCAGTAACTAAGCCTAACATTTATAAATTCCTCCGTTTTTCATCGTCGTCAATCGTCGTCCCTCCTCTTCCTCCTCCTCAAAACGTCGTCATTTTTTACGTAGTGAGAGTTTAGAAGCGCCCAATGTTGCAGCAGTAACGATTGCGCCCAAAATAATACTAATTGCATAATCAAAACCAGCAATATGAGCTAGACTTAAAATATCGGCAGGAATACCACCAGTATTAGCCCTAAACCTATCAATGAATTGATTTATCAAAAACATTGATGCGCCAGCAGTGCCAAGAGTAAGCCCAGCACCAGTTAAAATATCTTTTAACCAACCTTTATTTAATGACTTTAGTAACGCAGCTAGACTACCCATTTTCTTTACGACCTCCGACTATATAAATTGCGAACAAACTTGAAGCAGCATAAACAGGCCATTTAACGTAAGTAGATAGAAAATCACAAAGCATGACAGTATCTAACATCGTGAACTCGATAGACTGACCAAAAATAGAGCCATTAAAGACGATAGGCGCAGGGCATGAGCCGCCAAAGTTGAAGTTAGTATCTGTCGGCTGTTCGTCAGGCTCTTGCAAGTCGATCTCAGTATCTGTCTGCTCAGGCTCAGCCTTAACCCAATCAATAAAATCACAAACAGGCGTAGCCCAATCACAAAACGCTGGCCATTCTGTCGGCATAGGGTCAGGGTTTGGGTTTGGGTTTGGATTGTCAGGGTCAGTGTCAGTGTCAGGGTCAGTGTCAGGGTCAGTGCCAGTGTCAGGGTCAGTGCCAGTGTCAGGCTCAGTGCCGGGCTCATACTCATTCGGGCCGTACTGTTTTGGCTCTGCTTTAGACTCTAGTTGATCGTCTAATTGACCAGATTCTAGCTCGTCTAGTGCGCTATCTCTGATAACTTCCATGGCTGGAGCTTGACCTTCGTCAGCATATTCGATAACTTTTTGAGCGACTGTGTTAATGGGAATAGATTTCTCTTGAGGATTGGTATCAGAACCAGAACCAGTGGCATCGCTACCAGTTATCCTAACAGAACCCCAGTTACCACCATCAGCATACTTACAGCCAAACTCAGATTTATAATAATCATAAATACCGCCATAAATACCAGATAACCTTACAGGGTCAAAATCAGGGTCTTGAGAGAGCTTAAGAGCTTTACAAAATGCAGTAGGGTTATAATAACGCGCACCCTCAAAATCAACATAAGCACCACGTCCGCCAGTATCAGACGGAGAGCCGACAACATCACCATCATCAGTATAAGTGACACTATTGTTAGCAGGGTCAAGCACCCAATCTACAGTCTTACCTAATATGTCATAGACAGCAGCACCAATAACGCCACCGACACCACCCCTTAGCAATCTTTTGCCAACCTTAGCAGCATTAGCAGGGATTTTGATTGTTGATTTTTGATTTTTGGTTATTGTGTCTTTTGCGTCAGTTTGTGGGTCAACTACTGTCACCGGATAATTGCGATTTGCTTTGACTTCGACTGTACTTTTAACGGTTGGATCATTAACGATTGAGTCATGAAACCATTTAGAGTGTTTAGGGTTTGGGTCATAGACAGCAAAAGACGGAACAATGACAAGAGTAAAAGATAGCGCGAACGCTATAAAACGCTTAATTATGATATTCATATCAACCCCTATCTAAATGACCATGTAACCAAGACAAGAGCAAAAGCAATCATCGCGTAAGGGAGTAAATTTAGTATGCTAGGGGCATCTGTCATATCCATATCCTTAAAAAAAAGATAGCCCTACTTTTTAGGGTAGAGCTATCATTTAAACGCTATAGAACAAATTAGGCTTTGTTAACGCCTGATTTGAGGTATTGATAGCCTTTAAATGTACCCAGAATACCAACACCAATGGCGAAAATACCTAAAGCAACCGCTAAAGCAGCGCTGATATTTTCAGTTACACCCGTACCCAAAGCAGTAATATTATCTTCTGCCAGTGCTGCATTAGTAGCACCAATAACGGCAAATGCTACGGCAGCTTGTGCTAGGGTATTGCGCTTTTTAGTTGGCGCGGCAACAACTTGATTTTCTGACATGACAGCTTTCCTTTTTAAGCTAGTTTTATTGCCTTTGCTATGATTGCGTAAGATGCACACATAGCAAAGAATGATATGACCCATTGCCCAACCAGATAAGCATCAGCTTGAGATAAGGCTAAGGTCTGTGGGGCGTTATAAACGACCCATTCCATGCACGTATTAGAAACTTGATCAAGAGTCTGGCAGACGTACATAAAATTCCTTACATTTCAGTGAGTATTGAAGTCGGATCAAGAATATCGGATTGAGTCAAAAACCAAACACCACCGCCCTTTTTCTTTGGAGTAGCTGTCACAGATATTTGTACCGTTTCATTAATATGTTTTTGATAATTAGGCATAAAATGGGCACACTCGTCAGTAATGATAACTTGCTCAGAGCATGGTACATTCTTATTAAGACCGCGATCATAACGCTCAGACTCAAACGTTATAGTCTTAAAACCATCATTATTTTCAACTTTTAAAATCTCACCCATATAAATAATCATAATAATTTCCTAAGCGACTAAGCGCGGTTTATTGTAGCGGTTGAAGTAGTGGTCATAATCAGGACGATGTAAAGAGTTTGGCGGAACGTAACCATCAGGAGCTTGTTTAGAAAAATCAATTTTTACAATATCAACCATAGGCAAAACACGGGCATGAGTGCCAAGATTTTGCAAATGGGCTTTAGGAATACCAATATCAACAAGGCATTTAACAAGGTTGTTAAACTGAGAAGAACTATAGCGACCTTTAATAGCATCATAGCCATTAATTTTTAACAACTGAAAAAAGTTAAAAGCATTGTTCGCTTTTGTGTAACTGATATTACCTTTAGCGGTATAGCTAACTAGCTTTGATCTACATAACTTTTGAATTTCTTTATCACTAATATCCATGACTTCACCTTCGAGAGCTTTGAGAATAGGCGCGAACCCTTCAAGCCATAATTTTTGTAGTAAATTTGGGTGTCTGTATTGGTACTCTATCAAACGCCATAAATTAGTAGGTAAACCGGAACGCTCAAGCTTACGAGCCATGACGCTATGTTCGAAACGCAGCAAGCAAGATGAGAATTTTATTAATTCGGGTGTGTAAACCTTTAAAGCGTCACGAGAATGTAAACAACCTTTATCAGATTTTTTTTGCAATTTTTCTATAGTGTGCTTAACCTCATTACCTTTTCCATAGACCTTAGAGCGCACCAAGCGAGAAGTCGCACCGCCATAATAAGCAGTATTAATAAAGTCGCGCTTTTTAGTGTCGTTTTTT